TCTGCACCTGCACCAACATTAGAAACTGATGAAACGGGCAAAACCCCTATAGGGAGTTGAATCCAGTCTGTGCCATCATAGAGATATAGGCGACTATCGTCCTTATTAAAACCAATATATCCTTCTTGTGCAGGATAGGTTATCCATGCGCTACCATTCCATAAATTTATACTGTCATCAGTAGTTAAAATGTATTTATCCCCTTCGTTTGGAGAACCTGGAAGAGCGCCCAAAATAGAATTAAAGGAAAGTTGAACTAAGTTATCTAGCATCTGGAAATCAAAATTTAAACCTGCAATAATATCCTTATCACAAATATCAAAATCCCCGATTAAACCTAAATTAGTAAGTGGCTGACTCATTTTAAAATATCCTTATTTATTAAGTTTTTTATAACTCTATCAATATTTAGAAGTGTCTGACTATTGTTTCCTATGAAGCTTCTTTTTGGCATAGTTACTTTATATGCAGGGATACTAAAAACTTTACCTAGAGTAGAAGTTCTAGTCTGAGCTGGGACTGTGAAAGTCCCACCCGTCTGATGTATCTTTCCATAAGAAATATTAGTCCCAATAAAGACGGAGCCATCTACTACTTTCCTAGCAAGTGAGTTAAATAAAACCCCACTCTTTCTTAAAATTTTAGCAGTGCTATTTCTTTTTTGTCTAAGTGTAGGCTTCCAGGCTTTGCCCTGTGGGTCTATTTGTTTTATAAAACGCTGCCTAGTGCTACTTAATTCTAAGTCCCCAATGTCAGTTAAAAACTTTTGTTTTTCACCTAAACTTAATTCTGCTCTTTTAAAAAAAGCTAGTAAGTTTTTAGCATCAACTTTTATACTTAAGGCCATACAACTAACACCTTATTAATTTGTGCGTAAGGAGTCCCAATTACAAAAGGCTCTAGTCTTAAAGTGTATTTAGAACTTGCAGTTAATTCAACAATAACTTCACTGCCACTAAAGCTATAAGCCCCCTGCGCTTCAATTGGAAGTCCAGTGTCCTGATTTATTATTTTAATAAAGTCAGCTCCTTCTACTTCCCAATATATAGAAACTAGACCAGGCTCTATTCTCCGGTAACCCACATTAAAAACCCTACAAACTATTTCACTGTCATTAAATGACTCAGGATTTATAGGAGGCCCAAACTCATAAGACCACATCGCAGGGTCCTCATCGACTGCACTAATCGTAAAGTTAAAATTTTGATCTGCCTTTATTTCACTTATTCTAACTAGCTTTCCAGGAGTTTCCCTAGGACCTGCTAAGAATATAAAATCATCAGGATAAGAGCCGTCAAAGTCTGAAGTAGTATTATCAAAGTTAGCTCTACCACTTGGATATTGAGGCGCTTTTGCTAAGGGGTAACTTCCACTAAAGGCAATATCACAACCTAAAATAGTACATGCATAAGTTGCCATGCCCCCGTCAGGATATCTAATGGTAACATGTGTGATAGCAGTATCCTTAAATTCACTTGTAGTTTTAAGACCTGTTATTTCTTGACTTGCGTTAAATAAAAATTCAACTATTCTTCCAGAAAATCCATATTGTGTTGAGTCATGGGAAAGATAAACCAGATCCCCCCTCTGAGCTATAAGACCTTCATGGTCTACTTTCCAAGAATATAATCTTTTTTGAAAGTATTGACGGGCTGCTAAAATATTAACTTCTCTCTGGGCTTGTTGTTCTTCTGTTACCCCATCTAAGACTAGAGATATAAAATTTAAATCATCCGTATCTGCAAAAGGAACTAGACCTTCTACTGTCCTAGCTTCCCAGTCCTTATCCCTATCAGAATAAGTTCCGATCACTTTTGAGGGAACATTTATGACACTATAGTCTACTGAAAAAGAGCCGTCTAAAATATTTCCCATTCCATAAAGTCCAGAAGGTATTTTCTCTGGGTCTTCATAAACAACCCCTAGCTTTCCCTTATAATAAGTAGTTGAACCCCTGCCCACATTTGCTATTTTTTCTAGTATCTCGCTAGTAGTAGAGTCATCTTTTACAACAGCATCATAATATAAATCCCTATCTTCACAAAACAAAGCCCACTCGCTTATGCCATCAATATCTATTTCAATATCTGGAAGTCCTGCGCCAAACATTATTTCAGTTGAGCCGGCATAGCCTGGACCATTAACCCAGCCATAAGTTGGTGACTCAGGGAAAACAGCAGAGCCATCAGCAGAGGAGTTTTTAAATCCTCCTCTAGCAAAGTATAAAAACCACCATGCAGGATTTCTTGAAACTATCCAGCTCCAGGTTGAAGCACTAGCATCATAAACCCAACACTTAGCATCTATCTGAGCTGTAAATTTATTTGAAGAGCCTGATGTCTGAGTGTTAGCAACTAAGAAAAGCCCCTCAACATTCTGGCCTACCATATCAGTATTTGTGTCATCTAAAAAACACTTAAAAGAAGTAATACTAAATTGAGCTACTTTAGTCCCGTTATTATTAAGAGCATCAGGCTCTACTTTTCTAATTCTAAAATCAATTTCTGAGCTTGGAAAATCTGAAAAATTAGAAGGAACTAAGTAAGTAAATCTTTGAACTTGAACATTATCATTAATAAAATAAATTAACGCGATGAAAGTCCAGACTGGAGAGGATACTAGCTTATACTGAAGTTCAAAGGTAACTCTATTTTCTCCAAGTCCTGAGCTTGTAGCTTCATAACAATTACCCTCAAAATCTACTTCTACCCACTGAGTCCCTAGAGGGGTAACTCTATGAATGAAGTTATAATTATTAAGATCATTAGGAGCTACAAAGTTAGCAGGCCCTGGAAAATCAAGGTTATTATTAAGAGTAGCTCCTTCTAATATCCTTGGAATAACTTCGTATTGAGATTTAAAAGTTGTAGGAACTTTCCATGTAGTTTGATTTATAATACTTATTTCAGCTTGGGGAATATCTTCAATTAAAGTTTTTTCTACTCGCTTATTAGTAATAACTAAGTCACCTAACCCATGATTAAAAATGTGAGTGACGGACTGATTAGGTGAGCTTACATAGTCTCTTAGTAAAATAGTTTCTTCAAAAGTAGTAAACCCTAAAGAAGTTGGAACTCCTCCTGATATGCCCTTATTTAATTCGCCAAAAATATAAAGAGAAATTGCATTTGCTACCTGATTAACAGTAGGGGAGCTAGGAACAGGTCTTATATATGTATTGCTTAACTGCCATCTGAAGTTATTATTCGTAACAATATTTCCAGACGTTGGGCTTGTAAACCACAAAGGAGGAGCACCATAGACCGCTTGGTATAGAGGGTAGTCATGCCATAGAAGAAAATTATTTTGAGCGGTAGTTGAGTTAGCAGCTTGTGTTCCCTGAAGTGCGAAAATAGCAAGTGGAGAAATGCGCCCATAGTAAGGGTCTGAAGGGTCTGAGTGATATAGTAAAACAGGCTTTGAAGGAGAAGATATCGGACCTACAAAAAACTGTGGTGCAAAATTTCGCCTTACAGCAGCAGACATAGATGTAATATCCGCAAGCGTATATCTTGGGTCTATTTTTAATTCATATGCAGGCCAGTTATAAGGAGAAGTTGCAAAGTAACCTACTGGCATTGTTGCAGTCCAGTCGTTAGGGTTGTCAGGATTTAAAATTTGAGAGCCTAGAACTGGATATCCATTTGTGTCAAAGTCCCCACCCCAATATCCAGGGTAAGGTCTAGCCTGAAAATCAGGTGCGGCTCTCATAGACCCCATAGGAACAGGCAAAGTTTGAAGAGGTCTAAATTCATTTTGTGCAGAGGTAAGAGAAAAGTTGTTAGCAGCAATATCTACTTCAGCCTTATCAGCAGCTCCACTTCTTGCTTGTATTCTAGCGGCTCGATATCTTAAGGCTCCACTTGCAACACCACCAACTAAAGTTATGCCTGCAATTAAATAAGGAGAAGCTGCACCAGCAGTTAAAATTGTGGCTGCTACTAGAGCTGCAATAGTAATAATGTTAGCAGCTAAGTTTTTACCTTCCGCATCATTGTTCCCATTAACTATTGACCTTATCTCAACTATGTCATTTTTTTCAGGTTGTAAATCAAAACTAATATCATCAGGAAATTCCCCATTAATAGAAACGCTTAATGTCTTTTTTTCTATTCCTAGTTCTTCTAAAATCCCACCAATATCTTTAGTAGATTCTGAATATTTTCTTTTAGTAGGGTCAATAGGACTTTCCCAGTAAACTATTTTTGCCATTTGTAAAACCCCTCTAAAAATAAACCGTAAAAACTAAGCTCACTTACTTTGTGTAGACATGCGCATCCAAAAGATTTTTGCGTATGTAAGACATAGCTTACACCCTTAAGCCTTACACATAACCCCACATGATTTAATCTTTTAGTTCCTGACATTAAAACCAGGTCCCCATCTTCTGGGTCTAGTGTAGGAGTAGGAAATACAAACTTATGCATTTCTTTTCTTATCTGATGGGACTCCATAAAAAAAGATCCCTGACTTTGTGGGAATTTAAAATCAATATTAAAATAGTCACTTAAAACGTGCTCTGTAAACTCAGCGCAGTTCATTTCAGAATAAGGAATAGAGATGTACTTTCTAGACCAATGCATTTTAAAAAAGACCTGGTGCACGGCTAGTGTTATAAATATATTTTATTCCCCGTCTAATTAAATTATTTTGAATAACTAGAGTGAAAGATACCACAGTTGAGGTTATGGCTATTCTCTCAATTTGTAATTTTATTCTTTCTTCTATAGTGTTAGGAGTAGATCTTCTAATAAGTAAAGCTGTAATTTCTGCTCCCTTACCTCCTCCACTTTGGTCTATCCATTTAACTAGACTTCTGCCTACGTTTTGAATTACTAGACTAACCTTTGGTACTTCCCCTTGGATATCGTCTTGTCTTTTAAAATCAAAAGAAATAGCGTTAAAAGTCTCGCCCCCCGATACTACTTCTTTATTATCTTTAACAAGCCTAATAGTCCCTGATATTTGTGGGTGAGTTATTTCTAGCAAAATTAAAACGCTTTCTTCTGCGTTTAATCTGTTAACATTTATTTTAAAGTTAGAAGTAAAACTAGGCATCATAAGACTCTAGTAGGAAAGTCCCTTGATATAAATGATTTGCTTTTTGAAAAGCTATTTGCGTATTAACAAATCTAAAACGCTTTTGAACCCCATCAAAAGGGTCATTAAGTAAAAACCAATAAGAGCCGTAAGCTACGGAAGTTCTAAACCAAGTTAAAAAATTAGAATAATCATCTTCAAAAATGTTAACCGTAAATTGAACTTGAAACATAGGTCTACACTGCACAGGTCTAGTTTTAACAGGACCCACTTCGAGTTCTGACCTTAAAACATTCTGCTGAATTTCTCTAGTTAAGGAGTTGTCATTTATAAATATATAGGTTGGAAAAATTGGTATCATTTAAACCCCACTTCTTTTTAAGCCAAAGCTATTTTGAAAAGTCTTAGATATGTTTCCATTTCTAGAAATATCTTCTAG